GGAATCCGTCCCTACAATGCGATTGCTTTTTCAGGTCCTATTGCCGTATTTGTTAGTGTATTTCTCATCTACCCTCTTGGACAATCCAGCTGGTTCTTTGCGCCGTCATTTGGTGTTGCAGCGATCTTCCGCTTTCTCCTATTCCTGCAGGGATTCCACAATTGGACGCTTAATCCCTTCCACATGATGGGTGTTGCAGGTATCCTAGGTGGTGCATTGCTTTCTGCGATTCATGGTGTTACAGTAGAGAACACGTTGTATCAAGATGGTGAACAATCAAACACATTCAAAGCATTTGACTCAACCCAAGAAGAAGAAACCTACTCCATGGTTACCGCCAACCGATTTTGGTCACAAATTTTCGGTATTGCATTTAGTAATAAGAGGTGGCTTCATTTCTTCATGTTGTTTGTGCCTGTTATGGGTCTTTGGACTTCTTCTATCGGCATCATCGGACTTGCACTCAACCTTAGGGCGTATGATTTCGTCTCGCAAGAAATCCGTGCCGCAGAAGACCCCGAGTTTGAGACGTTCTATACTAAGAACATCCTGCTCAACGAAGGTCTACGTGCTTGGTTGGCGCCAGTAGATCAACCTCACGAACAATTTATCTTCCCTGAGGAAGTTCTTCCCCGTGGTAATGCACTCTAAATAACCAATGCATGATCACGAATCAACAATACCTATGTGGGTCTACCTGACCGGCATAGGTCTTTTTCTTTTTACAATATTGTGTTTTGGGATAATGTTAGCGGGAATGGTATACACATGATTACCTCGGAGATGCCTTATAAACTAAGAGAAATTATAATGGATACATGGCCACAACTCTACTGGTTGAAAGATGCAAAAGACAAAAATAACAAGAATAAATTACGCAATAGAGACTTACCGAAAGAATTGTAGTAGTTATACATTTGAACTATCTAAATCTAGAGTTGTTAAAGATGGAAATTATCGAGAGTGTCTTTTAGGAAAAAATGCAATATACATTCCAATAGATAAATGTGCTTCCAATTCCATGAGGAAATGTTTGATCGAAAAGGGTTTCATTTCCATGGAAAAAATTAAAGATCATGATACAGCACTTGAAAGATTTAAAGATTGGAATCATTTTGCAGTGGTTAGACAACCAATAAGCAGGTATGTGTCTGGACTAACTGAATTCATATTCAGATATTCACATGAATCAAATAAATGTTATGAGTATCTTGAAAAGTCATTGAGTGAAAATAAATTTATTTTTGATGGTCACACTATGCCTATGGATTGCACTCTTTACTTTAGGGACAATGTAAAACTTTTCAAACTAAACGATAGTTTGCATGGTCAAGTTTCAAATTATCTTGGATTGGATTTGTTTCCGATGGAAAATTTGAATAGAAGTCTTGATTCTTTTAAGGAATCCGCACAAAAATTGTTTGATAGATATTGTAAGAACAACCCAGAATTTTATGAATTTTGTAAAAAAGATTTTGACATCTGGGAAAGTGCATGTTAAACTAGAAAAAAAATTATCGAAACTATGTTGTATCTGTTTTCTAAAACTGAATGTGGACCCTGCATTCTAGTAAAGAAATACTTTGCTGCGATGAATGATTCTCGAACAGAATCAATCAAAGAAGTTTATTTGGATGATGGTGTAGGTGAAGAGGCACTAGACTTTGCTCGTAAATATAGTGTTACCGCAACTCCTGTTCTTATTGTCACTGATGAAAATGGTGAAAAGGTAGAAGAGTTTGAGGGTGGTGTACCTATCACTAAAAACATTACACGACTATTGGACACTTACGCATGACTGAAGCCTACGTTCAGAGAGTATGGTTCTCTGTTATCTACAAAGCAACTGGAAAGAAGAAATGTGATTGTGGATGGGAAGTAGATGCAATGAACATTGTCGCTATGAATCCACAAGAACTGACATATGTAAGGAGTGATGCACACCTTATGGGTCAGGTAGTTGATGTTACTCCCCCGCCTGCACTTCCCACCAATGAAGTCGTTAAGGCTGACGGATACTCTACTAGTGAGGAACCATTCAGACCTAGAGAAATCTCTTCAGAAATTGTGGTAAATATGGATGGAGGAGTTGGTGGATCTTGGGAGGAGAGAGAAGTTGAATATGAACACATTAACGATGATCCTCATGATGGTTGGTGGTTAAAACCTGAACATCAAAAGAGTCTACCCGAATCCGATTTAGAACCATTCGTACCATGACTAACGAACTTCCAGAGTGGAAAAAGAGAGCACTCTCTGATCCATCACTCAAAGAAAAACAGGTTGACATTCTTATGAATGGACCTAAGAAGTTGACAGATGCGTGGTTTCTTCAAGCAATGAAATACAAATACGACAGATGAGTACACCTGCACAACAACACAACGCACTCCTCGCAGTTGGGGAGTTGATGAAAATCATGATTGACGAGGAAAGATATCCAGATCTTCCCGAGAAGATTAGGTTGTCTGTTAAAGCACTAATCCGTGACTATCCAGATCGATCTGTAATTGATTCTCTATATGAGGGTCAAACTTATGGAGAAGTTCCCGAAGATGACTCAGACATTACTGAGGAAGAACGGGAAAGTAATGACAGATTTTATAACAACAATCAAACCTGGGATACTCCTGGATACAAATGGAAAACTCAAGTAGAATTTTCTCCTGCAGAAGATGCTTGACAAATACTCAGACATACATTAGTATGTCTCTATTAGGGGGATTAGCTCAATTGGTAGAGCACCTGCTTTGCAAGCAGGGGGTTAGCGGTTCGAGTCCGCTATTCTCCATATGAAATATTCTATTTACGATAACATCTTCTCTGAAGATGCCAGAATATATCTTCAGGAACTGGCACTTTCTGAATCATATGTTAATATGCATTATCCAAACGGGTATCGTGCATCAGACTTTGATATTTCTGGTGGACCTAAGATTGATAAAAGAGTACTTGAAGAGATAAAAGAAAAGGTACCCGTACTTAAAGGATTAAAGTATATCAGATCTTGGAGTTTTGTTTATAACTCACAATGCAATGGTGTAAACCCACATGCAGACCCTAGTTTATATAATTTAAATGTGTGGGTTACTCCAGATGAATCTGTAGAAGATTGGAACAAGAATGGTTTGAGAATTTACGAAAAAGATCGTGGTGATTTAACTCATGATGACTATAATCGTAATCAAGATCTAATTACTAAAATGATTCAAGACTCTGATTGGAAAGTTGTTCCCTATAAGTGCAATCGAGGAGTTCTATTTCCTGGGAAATTATTTCATGCCACAGATAAAGTGCATATGAAACCTGGTGATCATAACCGCAGAATTAACTATACATTTCTTTTTGAACCCTATCATACCTATTGACAGACTGCATAGATAGAGTATAATTGTCATGTAATACTCACAAGTTTATGCTAATGAACGTACCAACTCAAAGTGAGTTGACGCATATGCAACTCCAAGCTATGTTGAGGGAAAATAAATTCCCTAGTAGTCAACTCATGTATCTTGGTGAACGTGAAGGTGAACACTGGTATCTTATTGCAGGTGAACACGAAGTTCCTGTGAGTGATATTGTTGGTCTAGATCAAGTAATCGAGGAGGAAGAATGAGTTCTGATCAATACGTAATCGATGATGGAGAATCTAAACAAGACAAATGGAACAGAGGTCTTGATATCTTCATTGAGTCTGTAATTAAACCAGATCCTGCATTGCGACAATGCGCCCATAATCAAAGATGTTTTCACGAACTTATGGATGTTAGGGAACAGGTTTTGCAACATCTCAATTCTATGAGATGGAACTGATATGGGATACTACTTCTTCCTGATTGTTTTCTGTACTGCCGCATGGTGCATCGCAATGGACGAATCTGTGGCAAAAGCCTTTATCTACGTTTATGACTATGCTGTGGTTAGATTCCGAAAGTGGAAGTGGTGGCTTTTAAACAATCCCAAAAATCCTATTGTCAGGTATTTCATAACTCGTCGTTCTCATAAGATGGCGGAAGAACTTCTTAAACAACTAAAAGATCATGAGTCGAAAGAAGAAAGTTAGTTACTACATCGAAACCATCGAAAAAGACGACTATGTGAAATACACTGGTTGTAGTAAAGAACAAGTTAGGTGGGGAAACAATGACGATCCAGAACCTTTCCTTGTTCAAGGTGGTATATACTATGTGGAGAATACGATTGTTAAGTCTTCACATACAAAACTAGTCCTTCGAGGTGTTGAAGGTCAGTTCAATAGTGTATGTTTTGAACGAATTGGAAAAGCAGAATGTCCATGAACAAAGTTGATGCCATCTGGATTTGTCGTAGGATGATGAAGATTTGGCATCCAGAATTCTATGGGGATCTCCCCGCCAAACAAAAATATTGGACCCACTTTCTTGACAACCTCAAAGAAGGTGGGTATATTGATGAGGAAGATTACAACACCTGGAAGAACCCTTTCAAATGAAGTGTGAAGTCCAACTCTATGTCGCTGGTAAAGTCTTCAAAGAAGAAGTGTATGCCCGTGATTACCAAGAAGCACGAGCAGTTGCCCTTGCTCGTAACCCAAATGCAAAAGTCATCGGCGTAACCGCTGTATTCAAATGAAACTACAAAAACAAAAACTCAGAGCACAAGTGAAGTCTAGATTCTATTATTACTTTTGGGCATTTATGGCACTTACAGTATTCTTTGGACAACTTTATGTTGGATATGGATATCGTCTAATGCATGGAAGTATGCTTGACTTGCTGCATAAGGTTGACGGAGTTCTCCTACATAAATCTGATAGTCCTTATAGAGATTTGTTGTGAGTGAAGTAAGTTATAAGAAACACCGAGTATTTCGGGAAACAGACTCCGTAGTTTTCTACGACATTTCGGTGGAGGAATCAAATGCAAGTGACCTGGTTGTTCATACTGGACCTGCCATCTCGCCCCCGAATGACATCGTTGGTGCGAAACAATTTTACATTCACTATCATCAGGTAGATCATAATCGTGTTTTGTCTGGTACTCGCACCTTTGAGTTGGTGAATCCTGAGTGGAAGTTCCCGTATCACATTGTCCACCTAAACAGAACTAGTGGTGCATTAGTAGTGCCCAAAATGACTTTCCATCGTTCCATGTCTGGTGACGATGGTTCTATTGTAATTAACCAAGCTGTTCGTGACGATGAATTTAACCCTGAAACCGAGTTCGTCCCTGTTTCCGCCGCTGAAAACGAAGACCTTTACAACATCCTTCGACATGAAAAACCAGTCATCCATCACGTCGGAGAGTAAACATCCTCATGAAGGATTCCCAATCCGACTTGAGATTTATGAAGGGAAGGGTAAACAAAAAACCACCCGAGTTTGTCACTTCCAATGTATAGAACATGCACAACGTCAGATTGATCGGTACCAACTAAAGAAACGTCAGTACAAAATGGAAATCAAAAAGGACGTTAAATAGTAGTATGAATCAGTCAAAGTATGCATGTAAACAAACCTTGGGGTTGGTATAAAGACCTGAAGAGAACTCCTCAACTGGTGGTCAAACAACTATACGTCAAACCTTTTTCTAGATTTTCTTTACAGAAACACTTCAAAAGAGAAGAAGCATGGTATATTGTTTCTGGAATTGGAAAGGTGACGATTGATGAAATGATCTACACAATTGGACCTGGGGATACTTACATTATCAAACCAGGTCAAGTTCATAGACTTGAAGCATATGCAGATGGTGTTGAATTTGTTGAAGTTCAACGTGGTGAATGTTTTGAAGATGACATTGAGAGACTAGAAGATGACTTTGGAAGAACGATTTAGAGTTTACGACTCATTCTTACCTCAGGATGAATATAATAAACTTGTTGATGTTTCTCTTGGTGGTCCTGACATAAAATGGAATTGGCAATCCAGTAATCCTGGTGATCCAATCTTTTTGATTCGTAACGTGGACGAAGATTCTTTTTATAATACTCATCTTCTTTCTTATATTCAATCTTGTATTGATTTAAAAGTTGAACCACTAAGAATCTACTTCAATGCACAAACACCAAATGTTCATGGTTGTCATCACGTAGATGATGGCGATATGACTGCAATACTTTATATCAATCAACGTCCATATGAACATAAGTGGGGTGGTTGGACCGAGTTATGGGATGAGGATACGGGAGAAGATGCAATGATTCGCCCTCTAGACAACCGCCTTCTTTTATTTGACGCTAAACTTACTCACAGAGGAACTGCTTTCCTCAACCCTACAGATCCAATCAGAGTCAACTTAACTTATAAAATGCAATTTGTGTCATGACTTACAAGCCAAGACTGGATGATTATGTAAAGTGGAATCGTTCTTCAGGTGGTACTGATGAAGGATGGGTTTATTTCGTATCAGATGAATATATTTCTATCGAGGTTCTTGTTAAATGTAAGACCGATGAAAATGTGAAAGACTGCCCACTTCATAAGAAAATTCATGTCTTGATTGTATGTCAGCATTGGTATTGGGATGAGTTGGAATATGTGAGTAATCGAAGAGGTGAAGATGATACATATAAATCACAAGAACATCGGTATCAAGATCCTTGACAAACTGATGTACATCAAGTAACATAAAAACATTACGAGAATACTTATGGGCAAAACTCACAAAAGACAATACACAACTAAGTCTGGAGACACCTTTGAGTGGGACGAGACTGATGAAGTTCGTGCAGCAGTAGAAAGACTGCACCAAACCATCCGCGAACTTGAAAAGAAAAACGCACCTGATTATGGAGTTGGAAAATGAAACTACTTACACTTGAAGACTATCAAAAGGCAGGAGAAACATTCTGGCCCAAATACTTTTATGTTGCTAAAGAACTTGGTGAAGATGCCAAGGCAGAAGACATTCTGAAAGTTATGGAAGCAGTAGGTAGTGTTGCACTGCGACTTGCACTTGAAGAGAAAGAAGGACCCTTTGGATTCAACAAAAAAGACGAAGAAACTAATGACTGAACAAGAAAAAGATCAACTCGCTGTATGTAAAGAACAGGGACTGCCTGATAATGCAACATTGATTGATGATGTTTTTTATGTCTGGAAAACTCGTTTCGGTTTGTTTTCTACAATGACAAAACAAGGTAGAAAAATGTTGACGGGTCACACAATGGATGGTGTCATCGACATGACACGTTGGCACCTTAAGTGTGAACAAGATGGTACACTTGAACAATATACTCGCGTAGTAAATAGTGGAGTAGTTGGTGGTAAACTCTAATGTATGAGGAACTAAATTGCTTTGAAGAAGCATTGAAACACTTTGGAACTAGAGTCGAAGTCATCTGTGCTATGGAACTTGGTGGTAGAATTCACGCTGAAGATGCCTATCAGATGATCAAAGAGGAAATGAAAGAAGTGAAGAAGTGCCGTAAGAGGTTCAACAAAGATGAGCAGTGTTAATAATAACCCTTGGATTTGGAAATATGAAAAGAAGTTAGACCCTGACTTCTGTAGGCATGTTATACGAAAATTTGATAGAGACTTCAATCTCTATCATGGTATAACTCTAGGTGATAAACCACAATACACAAGAAAAATATCCACAGACCTGGCGATCACCAATCTACCTGCATGGGAAAAAGAAGATAAAATATTTGGGGAACATCTTCATGGAGGTCTTGATGCTTTTTGGGATTATTGTGATGACAAACTATTAGGTTATAAATTAGATTTCGACTATCCTATCGACGATAGTGGATATCAAATTCAAAGAAGTAAAGGTGGTGAGGGAAAATATGACTGGCATCACGATGCGTTTTATGACCCCAATGCATTTGACTGGTGCGAAGAATTTGGGCCTGCTAAAAGATACTTTACTTTTATTTGGTATTTGAATGATGTTCCTGGACCTGGTGGATACACTGAGTTTTATGACGGAACTCAAATTCAACCAGAAGAAGGTCAGATGATTATCTTTCCTGCAAGTCACATTTTTATTCATAGGGGAGTCAAACCACCCGTTGGACAAGACAAATATATATGTACAGGTTGGATCTATCATCCAATGAATCAAAGTTGACTTTTGATTTTTTCAGAAGTATAATTATCTTATTGTGGTATCACTATGTTTAAATCAAACAACGAAGTTGGACAATATTGTCCACTTGTCAAGAAAAACTGCATTGAAAACAAGTGTGCTTGGTGGATGCATGTCAGAGGTTTGAATCCTCAAACTGGTGAAGATATTGATCACTGGGGATGTGCAGTCACTTGGTTGCCCATGTTGACTATTGAAAACTCTCAACAACAACGTCAAACTGGTGCCGCTGTAGAGTCATTCCGAAATGAAGTTGTTAAATCAAACAAGATGAATAGAGACCTATATATGGAAGGTCTAAAAGCCATGGCTGACGGGGCTCCTATCCTTCCCGTTCAGGTCACACCACTGACTAATCAAAACCTTTTAGAAGAAGAACCTACGGAGGAACCAAAAAATGAGGATGGTAGTAACTAGAGATGGAAGGATCCAAATTGATGGATATGGTTACGACGAATGCAATATTTCTTTCGTAGCTGACATGAGTTGGATCCCTGGATATAATAGAAAGGAGTGGGGTGTATTCCATGCCCTACAATGGTATGATAAACCTGAATGGGATGATCCTACCGACGAAGAAATGGAAGGTTATCCTTACGGAGAGATTGAGTTTACCAACTATCCGCCTGCACATAAAATTACTGAACTGGGTATCTTTGAAGCCGCAGTAGTTGAGTGGGAAAGGCAGAAGAAAGCAGAAGAAACTAGAATTGCTGCCGAAGAAGAAGAAAGAAAAGCAGAAGAAGCACGTCTTGCTGAGGAAGAAGCTAAAACTCTTGATACCTATCTAGAATTTGACTTGGAAGATTTATTAACTGATCTCTGACATGAAACAAACACTTATTGATAATAATTACCTAGTAATTAAAAACTTTATCGATGTAGAAAGAGCTGCTGCATTATGCGAAGAGTTTAGAAATCATTGCGAAAGTAATAATCTACCTGGAGATCACCAGGTAGAAGAATCTCATGCTGCATATAATTACATGAGTTTCTTGGAACTTCTCACGGAGAAAACTCCAGAAGTTTCTAGAGCAATTGAAGAACATGTACTTCCTACGTACACTTATGCTAGGATTTACAAGAATGGTGCAATCTTGAAACCTCATATGGATAGGGATGCATGTGAGATTTCTTTGACAGTTCACCTTGATGGTGACATGGGGTGGCCAATCTTTGTTCAGACTCCTGACGGATCAACTGCAGAAGTTGTTCTTGAACCAGGAGATGCTTTAGTATATCTGGGATGTGAAGCTCTTCATTGGAGAGAGGAGTTCAATGGTAATTATTATGGTCAAGCATTCTTGCATTATGTAAGGAGTCGTGGACCCCGTGCATACGCATTCTTTGATAATGATAAGGATTCTGTCACTCCAAGGACTCAAATTGATGAAGAAAAGAAAGTCGATTGGAAAGAAGTACCTAAACTAGACAAACCAGAATCTACAGAAAAGAGAGATAAGTTCCGTTTCAATGAGAAACCACAATTCACTCCCTCTGCAAGAGAAGAGAGGGTTCTCCAAGCTCAAAAAGAAGAGTTGATGACTTCTACTCTTGAGAGTTATATCAAAGTTTTTGAAGATGAAGTTCCACAAAGTCTCTGTAAACGTATTCTCGACGAGTATGTAAACTCTGATGAGTGGGTTCCTGCAGAAGTTATTGATAAAGATACACCTATCAACGAAAACGTCAGAAATTGTAGTTGTGTCTACATGAGTAGTCCTGAGTGTATTGAAAAAAATCAGGTAGTTAGATCTAAACTAGATGAAGATCTTCATGCAGTTATGATGAAAGTTGCAGCAAAATATGCAGAACTCTTCCCGAATATTAACATCTCCATGGATACTGGTTACAATCTTCTGAGATATGAAACAGGTCAATTCTATACAACTCATTGTGATGACTACAAGGATGACCCAAGAGTTCTCTCATGTACTGTTTCTCTGAATGATGAGTATGATGGTGGTGAATTTTCATTCTTCAATGATGAAATGTTAGTTCGCACAAATGCTGGTGGTGTAATTTGTTTCCCATCTAACTTCATGTACCCCCATGGTGTTCGAGAAGTTGTTAAAGGAACTCGATACGCAATCGTTACTTGGTTTAGATGATCACACTTAATTCTATACCTCCTATCCGTTACTTGAACTTAGACAAGAACGAAGATAGGAGGTTTTTTATTGAGAAACAATTTGAGAAGTATGGTGTCACCAACTTCAAAAGGATTAGTGCGGACAGATATGGTGTAGATAAGTATGATGAGTGGAGTTTTGAAGGAGAGTTAAATGAGAGACCTAGACTCTCCACTCTTTTGAATCAGTTTCAAAGTATCATTGACTGGTATCATGAGGATAGTTCGGAAACATGTATCATTGCTGAAGATGATCTCAATCTAGATCTTTGCAAGTACTGGAGATTTGATTGGAACTACTTTGAGTCACATCTACCATGCAACTGGGATTGTATTCAACTTCATGTTGTGGGTGAGAAGTATATTCCGATGGGATTGTCGATAAGAAACAGAACTCTTCACTCTGCTGCTTGTTATCTAATCAATAGAGACTTTGCAAGAAAGTTAAAGAAAATATTCTATAGACAGGGAACATTTGAGTTTCCAATAAACTATGGATACCACTATTCTTGGCCTCAATATCATTATCAGTCTGCAGATTTCTTGCCATATAATATTGGAGTTACCTATTCATTTCCCTTGTTTATTACCAACTCTAGTTTCAAGAGTGATAGTTTGGAAGGTAAGTTGATAAACCAAATGGTAATCAAATCAGATAAAGTTGTTGCAAATTGGTGGGTAAATAGATCAAAAGACTACTCTCTGGATGATTTGTTCTGTTGTCAGAATCCAGATCGAATGAAACTTATTGTTCCAATCAAACAATGAATAAACTAGAAGGGTTACCAAAAATATACTATATCAATCTCGATGATCGCCCTGATCGTAGAGAGTATATGGAAGACCAGTTTAAGTGGTGGGAGATTACTAACTATGAACGTGTGAATGCTTCTAGATTCAGAAAAGAAGAGTGGTTAGATTGGTGTGACATGGTTCACTATCCAGAATTCTATCCTTCACATAGACATAGATCTGTTGCAGTTTCTTTATCACACTTTGAATGTTTGAGAGAGTGGTACGAAACTACTAATGAAGATCAAGTCATTATCTTGGAGGATGATACTGACTTTAGTAATGTTGAAAACTGGAACTTTACTTGGAAAGATATAATGGATCGTTTGCCTTTTGATTGGGAGGCGTTTCAGTTCTGTTATAACTCTGTAGATTACTTTAGATGTAACCTTCACCTTAAAAGTCAGACCAGTTTTAATGGTCCAATTCTACTGACTAGACCTTATGTGAAGAAACTATTAGATCTTTATTTTAAAAAAGGAAAGTATAATTTCATCACAAAATATTTTGGATCACCTTATCTGGGTTATCCCATCAATGATGATAAACATTGCATCAGAGATGTCGATAATATGATTGGGCACCATGGAAGAGTTTATCAAATGCCTCTTGTAGGTCAGAATATTGTGCTTGATGAAGAACGTCGAACTCCCCATCTTTTCTGTTCTGCATCATTGAAAAGATTCTGGGCAAAGGAACATAACATTGATGATCTTTTCTCATATAATACTGATAAAGATTTGAGTATGACATATAAACTAAATCCTGGTATCCGAAAATGAAGAAGTATTGTCTTAATCATACTCAAGAACTCAGAGATCATACAGAAAAGGAGATCCGTTCTCTGGGGTGGGATAACTTTGAAGGTGTAGTTTATACAGAGCCTT